CATGGAAGGACTTTCATCCATCAACAAAGATGGGCCCAAATGGTCAAGCATTAATCTCTTCGGTTAATGATGCCCATGTTCTTAAGAACAGTTATTCAGATCTAATGAAAGATCTTTTAACTTTGAGCGGAAGCGAGGATCTACTTAACGCTATAAATTGAATTGCACAATTCATAACCATAGATAAATGAGTAGAAGTGTTTCCTGTCAAAGACAGTCTTGAACTACGTCGGTTAGGTGTAGTCCATGATCCCGAAGGCAAAACACGAACCATTGCGATACTAGATTATTGATCGCAATCCTCACTTAAACCTCTTCATGATTTTGTCATGAAGAAGCTTAAATCACTATCTGATGATAGAACATACTCTCAGAATAGAGGCTTCCAGAAAGATCCCCAGTCCAGTTATTGATCACTAGACTTGAGTAATGCAACTGATCGGTTTCCAATTGAATTCCAATCAGAAGTTATTAAACAAATCTTCGGTGACCAATACTCAAAAGCTTGGGTAAACATAATGATAAGTTTACCTTTTAAGACCCCTAAGGGTGACATGGTCTTTTACAAGGCCGGTCAACCTATGGGAGCTTATAGCTCTTGAGCAGTCTTTGCACTCTCCCACCATGTTCTTGTCCATATCGCTGCAATGCGATGTGGAAAAGATCCAAAATCATTATATATGATCTTGGGTGATGATATTGTGATTGGAGAGGATAACATAGCGAAGAGCTATATTAAACTCTGTCAAGAACTAGATATCCAAATTTCTAGTTACAAGACTCACATATCAAAAACCATGTACGAGTTTGCCAAACGCTGATACTGGAGTGGTATAGAGGTCTCAGGAATCCCTGTAAAAGGATTTCTGGGAATTAACCAGTTCTGATGACGGATTATCCCTGAAGATTGGGACGCCCGTCAAAGAACCGATCAATTACACCTCTATACGGCCCCCGAGGCCTTCGCAGAGATCTATACTACCCTTGGTCTACCTCGCCGCTTTTCACGGCAGGCCCATTTGGCCTCAGTATGGCTAGCTAACCGTAAGTTAGGATGCCAAGTCTGATGAACTAAATTGTGTGATAACAACATAGTCCCAAACAGTTGCTCACGCAGTTTAGAAACCATCAAAGGTTTCTTTAACAACATGATGCTAGACCTAGTGGCAAGGGAAGTAGAGACAGGTTTATGAAAATGCAGAGGTGAACTAGAAGAATTCAAGAGTAAACTCATGAGTTCATTCAAGTTAACCTCTAACAGAGTCACAAACCAGAATCTCAACCTGTTTATCAAAACCGTACCCCCAATAAAGGTAGGGTTAGATTTACTGAATGAGTCCAAGAATTATCTTGAGCGCATTTCAGAACGAGATATAACGGAGCAGGAATTACTCCATCTACTCGAAACAGGTATCACAACTTCTCCTTTACAATTATTACAGCAAAGGAAGAAAGATGTGATCATCAAAGCCCAGGTTAACCTTATGAAGGAGATGAAAGAGTATACCAACACTCTTGCATCCCTAAACCGCAAGGCATTGGATCCTAACGGTCCAGATGAAACTGAATTGTTCCAAGAACAATATAAGTTTCTCCCATCATATTCTCGACGAAAAGTTCTATTTGGCTACCCGCTTATCGCAGGTAACAAACAATAACCTTCCGCTTCTAAATACTGGAATTAGCTATTTAGCTGGTTCTGGGGGGTTGAAGCGAGACCCTCTTCCCTTGTGATAGGCTTTCC